ATAATTTTTCATAATAGACTTCGCTTTATGCTTCATGAGTATGTACTCTATTTCTGACACGGTTTTGAATGCATCCACCGTGGTCGTATAATTCAGAATAGCCATATCTCTCCTTTCTCGCCTTCTGGACTTCTGGACTAAATGCTAATTTAATAATTCACCCAAACCTCACCCGGCTGCATATCCATAGCCATCCAATCATCATCCCCGCAAAAAGCAGCACGATTGTCACCCACACCAGCGTCCGCCGGTTAAAGATCGCCGTCAGTAGGCTGCAGATCAGGATCGCCACCGCCAGAAACAGCATGATCGCAAGGTTGTGCATGTAGTCTATTGCTTCCTGTAACTTTTTCACTCCGATACCTCCTTTGGCAGCTTATAACCTGCCAGAATAATCCGAAATCTTCCACCATATTTGATCCTGTTTCTGGCATATCGGTTTACCCTGTTGCGCGGCAGTCCAGTGATTTCCTCAATGCCCACTGAATGATAAATACCGACATAATGCCCCTGGTCAAACAATTTATATGTACATGCTTTTCCTCTCATACTGTCCTTCCCATCTGTTTCTGCTCCAAATGATCCACTTCCAGCTGTCTAATCAGGGCCATACATATCCCCCGGACAAACACCGTTGATCCATATTTCTTCGCAAACCCATCAATTTCATGAAGTGCTTCATCCCACCATGCATCTTCTTTTTCAGGAATCCAATATTTCTGACACAATGCCCAATATTCCATGAACATCATCCATTCCTCAGATCCTTTTTGAAATTTTACTGAAGCCATATCATACCTCACTTAAATGGACATTCATCGTCGGGCTTCTGCCAGTCAGAAGATTCCTTTTCTCCTAACTCCCGGAACGTCATCCTGTCACCATCAAATTCCAGCGTGACAGTTCCGGTCAATCCCTGCCTGTCCTTTTCGACCTTGCAGCCCTTAATGCTTTTATCGTCCTGCGACCGGTTCCACAGAAGGATAATCACGCTGGCATCCTGCTCAATATCTCCGGCCTCCCGCAGCTCTGCCATTGTCGGCTCCTTTGTGTCCCTGCCTTCTGATACCCGGTTGAGCTGCGACAACGCGATAATAGGAATATTCAGCTCCATCGCAAGGTTTTTGATTGCTTTGCTGATCGCTCCGACTTCTGCGTACCGGTTGCCCTTATACTGCGTGTCTGCTTTTAGCAGCTGCATATAGTCAATTATGATTACGTTATAACCCATGTGGCGGCTCTCTGCCCGGATCTCACCCACCGATTTGCCACCGGTGGAAATCACGATGTTGGAACGTCCGGAAAGGACCTCATTTGCCTGGTCAAATCTTTCTTTTTCATCTCCAAGGAATCGCACAGCCCGCCGCAGCCGTGTCAATCTGATCCCGCTTTGGCTCACTACAAAGCGCTCATACATCTGCTTGTCCGACATTTCCAGATTGTAGAATCCGACCTTCTTTCCCTGTTCCGCGAAAAAAGTGGTTATTTGAGTCACAAAGGCTGATTTTCCGACCGCCGGCCGTGCGCCTATCACGATCATGTCCCCGCCTTCAAGACCGCCCAGAAGATCATCCAGTTTCGGAAATCCAATGTTGATCCGGTTTGCAGCCGCATCTGTGAAATATCTGTCCTTATTGTCAGCAACAATCTGCGGAAGCGTTTTTGATGTGGCAGCCCGATTATCTCTCAGTCCCTCCAGATCAGTGATCAGTTTCCCGATCAGTCCGGAAATGTCATTTGGAGATACTTTGACGCCGGACAGAAGTCTGTCAAGCTGGCGGGCACGATAATCATTCCGTACAACCTCCGCGTAGCTTTTAACCTGCGCACTGGTCACTGTCACGGATACGCAGTTTCTGATCTCTTCTGCGATGATTGCCTGCAGCCAGTTTTCGCTTGCCAGTTTCTGCAGCAGCACCACTTGATTGACCTCGTAGCAGTTATCATACCCCCGCTGGAACTCCAGATACATCCTCCCAAGGATCTCCGAAGAGAACATGTCCGCCTCCAGTATCCCATATATCTTTTCAATGCTGTCATTATCGATCAGCAGCGAACCTATAACGTTCTGCTCCGCCAGATAACTCATTTTCCGCCCTCCTCAAAATCCACATAGTCGAGCAGCTGCCGCCCCATCAGCGTGTCAAAATTCTTCCAATACTGGTAATCGTCCTGCCCCGCCTCTTCCTGTTGCTGGACATATTTTTTAACGGCAAGGTATATCTGCTTATTTGTCAGGCGATACCTCTTTCCGGAAACGTCCTTTCCTTCTTTGGATACCCATTTCTTATATTCCGCAAAAGCAACGGTCCTTCCCCGCTTCTTAGGGTAGATTCCATAGATTATTTCAAAATCATGGAGCAGCTGCGCTTCCTTGTCCGCCGGTTCCCCGTGCGGCCCCGGCGCACAAGTATTATCTTTACTCTTCTCTTCTCTACTCTGCTCATTTCTGTTTACATTTTCGGAATTAATGTCTACAGAAATTGAATTTATGCATACATTTTTCTGATTTTCGGGTACAGTTAATAAAAGGTACTCTTTTTTCAGATTAACAACTTCACGCCTGGACACAGCTTTCAGGTATTGCTTCTGCACCCCGCAGGACGTAAGAATACCGTACTCTTTATAAAGCCTCTCTGAAAAAATGTTCCTTCTGATACAGGCTGAAACAATTTCCTGTATTAAATTTTTGCTGTCACAATTCAAACCATTTTCTGACATGAACAGCAACAGCCGGTCCTCATCCCATTCACAATAATAACCAAACTCTCCACCATATATTTTCTGATACAGTTTGACAATTACCGCAAACCCTTTAAGTCCATATTCAGCCTGTATTAACTTAACCTTCTCATCCATGTAGCAATCCAGTTCAAAGTAGTCAAGACCTGCTTTGTTCTGTCTGCCAGCCATTTCTTCCTCCCTTATTTGCCGCCAGCCTTCCGGCTGGCGGCACAGGATTAATAAATTACAGTGAAGCCCTCTCTGCCGTGAAGCTGTTCTCTGATAAACTCCGCGACACGCTCCATGGCGGCATTTTTCCATGCCCCGCCATCCGCCTCAAAAATGGCACACCTCACGCCGATGCGCTCATCATCCTTCAGCCGGAAGATAAAGGAACTTTCCGGCTGCTCTACCTCCATAAAGGTCCGGTAGGGAGTTAAAAGGACCGGATTCGGCACGACATAATCAGCCTTGGACGCAATACCGGTTTTAATGGTGGCTTTCTGAGAAACACCATCATCACCGTACTGCGCAACGGTGCCATTCTCTACAGTGCCGGCAAATTTCAGAAGCAGATCCCGGTCATTTCCCGGCAGGAACTTGGCCTGCAGGGAGATCAGGAATGTCTCATGATCCATAAAACTGCCGTAGGAGAAATCCGGGATCTCTGCATGGACTTCCACAAGCGTTTCACGCTGCCGGTCAGTGTCCAGACAGGACACCAGTTTCACACAGTCCGGCGCTACCACATGTACGATCATATTTCCCTTTGTACTGTCGATACCTGCATTGATGTAATCGATCAGGCTGGTCAGCGTCTTCATCTTCAACGGGGCTGCGCGCAGTTCCTTATCGACGCGGATCAGCGGCTTATCAGAATACTGCTCCCCAAAAGCCTCCACGATCTTCGGATCTTTCATACCAACAATGTAACTTAATGCTTCCTTTCTCATATCCATGGTTTTATCCTCCTTACGCTTCCTGCGCTTTTCTGAAATCCATTACCTTGCCGGTTACCTCTCCGGTACTGGTGTCAACAACATCATCACCGACAACAACCTTTTCCGGCGGCATCTGGATATCCGCAAAGGACATCTGCCCCTTGACCTGCTTTCCATACTCCTCGGCGTAAACCTCACCAGTCTGGATATCCTTTCCGATCGACATGCGCGTAGCAATCGGCATAACCGGCGCCAGTTTGGTTGTAACTGCTACGTCAACCGCCATATCGTCACGGTCCTCATTCTGCTGGAACGAAATCGTCACGCAGATATTGCGCTTGTTCTTCCACGGTGTATTCGGGTTCTGCAGATTCGCAAATACCTGCTCCGCGGCTTCATTTACTTTCTCCTGCAGCGCGCCGCCGCAAAAGTCTTTTAAAGATAAGCGATCCATATAAAATCCTTTCTTTGAATCATTGTTTACGGGTTACGATTTATTTCAAACCGGTTTAAAATCACTTTTTGTTATGTCTGCATTACTCTGCAGTCAAAAACCTGACAACTTCATCCGCCGCATCTTCCGGGCGGCAGAACAGGAATTTCACTCCATACTTGTCCTGCATGGTGTTCATAGCCTTAAACAACGTTTCTCCCTGTGTGGCGTCAGGACAGGCTTGTACGCGCTTTTTCCTGCCGTCAGGCAAAGTTGTCCACCTCATAATTTTAGCCCGTGGATTTCGCCAATCAGGCACGTCTGCAAGTGTCTGAATTCCTTCTGTATTCTCAACCAGAACAATAAGGCGGATTCCGTTATTCTGTGCCAAAATACATTCATCACGAAAGCGATCATGCTGCTTCCCGCAGATATTTCCAGTGATCTCCTGCATGTCCTTTTTGGTATCTACGCAGACAGAGTATGTACCGAGAAAGTCCATCTTCTTTACA